TTCAAAAAATGGTTTATATTTCTTATTTGATATAAATTGTACAAGTTCATTAAAAAGTCCAGATGTTACTTCTGAAGTAAACTGGCTTAAGATTGGCGAGACTTCTGAAATTGGCGACCTTGCTGGCCGTGTTACAGACACTGAGACTGATATAGCTGATATTACAAAGGCAACTGACGGTATTATCGATACCAGAATTGCTGCTGCTGAAGGCCGCGCAGCTACTGACGCGCAGAATAAGGCGAATGCTGCTGAGAGCGCTGCTAAGACTTACGCAGATGGTCTTAACACTGCAATGGATACCCGAGTTGATGCACTCGAAACTGCAAGCGGTGAGCACGCCGAGGCTATCTCAGATCATGCAGACGCGATTGATGGTATTAATGATGCTATTGACGCTATAAATAACGAGACTAGTGGTATTCTTGCTACTGCTAAGGGCTATACTGATGGTCTTGTAGGTAATGTTCCGGAAGGAAGCACTGTAATGAGTATCATTACAAACATTCAGGAGAATGCTTATGATGATACTGAACTAAGAGGACTTGTTTCTACTAATACTACAAATATTGGTCTAAATGCTCAGGCTATTGCTCAGGAGAAGTCCGATAGAGAAACAGCTGTTGCAGGTGAAGTTTCTGCGAGAGAGACTGCTATCAATGGCATCAACACTAAGATTGGTAATGTTACCGATGGTAAAAATGTTGTTACTATGATTTCTGAGGCTGAGGCTGCTGCAAAGTCTCATGCAGAATCTAAGGTATCCGAGCTTGCTGCCGGTGCGGTTGCAACTAATACTGGTGACATTGCTAAAAATAAGCAGGATATCGCAACTCTTCGCTCAGACCTTACTACTGAGACCGGTGCTCGTGAAGCTCTTGACGCACGTGTTGTAACTATTGAGACCTTCTTTGAAGGTGCTTATGCTGAAGACGGTAAGCCTTTAACTGATGCTCTTGATACTTTAGAAGAAATTCAAGATTATATTGATAGCCACGGTGAAGCTGCTGCTAAGATGGTTGAGGACATCCAGGCAAATGCAACCGCTATTGATACTAAGATAGGTGAAAACGGTACTATTACTAAGGCAGTTGCCGCTAATACTCAGGCTATTTCTGATATGGACACTGCTTATAAGGCTGCTGATACTAAGGTTCGTGAGGACTTTGCAGCTGCTGATAAAGTAATTACTGATGCTATCGGTACCGCTGCTGACGGTGCGGATGTTGCAACTGTTTACGGTGCTATTGCTAAGGCAAAGGCTGAGGCTATTTCTGAAGCTAACGGCGAAGTTACCGAGCTTGGTAAGACTGTTGCCGCTAATACTGAAGCCATCGGCAAAAACGCACAGGATATCTCTGATGTAGACGGACGTGTAGATACTCTTGAGAGCATTACGAAGAGCTATTTAACTGGTGGCGAAGATGCTATTAAGAAGGCTATTGATGCTGTAAGTGAGCGTGCTGAAAAAGGCATCACTGATGCTAAGAATGCTCAGGATGCTGCAGATGCTGCTCAGGGTGATGTAGATGATCTTGCGGCTGTTGTAGGTGATGCTAATAGCGGTCTCGTTCAGCTTGTTAATAGCGTAAAAGTTACTGCGGACACTGCTGCTCAGAACCTTGCTGAGCTTACCGGTGACACTGGTAGAATTAAGGCTGTTGAAGGCGAAGTTGATGACATCCAGGCTATCGTTTATAAGACTGTTGATGGCACTACCACAAACATTAGAGAAGATGTTACTTCTCTTCAGGCTCTTACCGGCGACGCTTCTAAGGGTAACGTAGCTCTTTACAACGAGATTACTAGAGTTGCAGGTCTTGTAGAAAATGCCGATACTGGTCTTGCTAAGGTTAAGGAAATTGCTGACGGTGCAGCTTCTCTTGCAAATACAAATGCAGGTGATATTGCTGACATCAAGGCAGATTATCTCAAGGCTGCTGATGAATACATCTTTAGATGCGGCACAGCTTCTACTGTAGTTCATAACGTATAATAAATTATTCACTGTGATAGTGGTTTAGGCTGCTATCACAGTGCCAAGATATAAAGAAAAGGAATTATTGATTATGGCAACAAAAACACTTAATACAAGAATTAAAAATAGATTTGACAGTCTTACTAACTGGTCCAAAACTGGAGTAGAGCTGCTTCCTGGTGAAATTGCTCTTGTTAGCGTTACAACTCAGCAGATTGACGAGACTACTGGCAATGTTGTAAATGTGCCTGCTGTTTTAATGAAGGTCGGTGAGTCTGATGGAAATGGTGGTACAAAAGCTTTTAGTGCTCTTCCTTGGCTAAGTGCAAAAGCTTCTGATGTTTATGGCTGGGCAAAAAATCAATTTGCAAAAGATGTTCCCGTAACTGTTGCAGACGGAACTACTTATACTACCGGAACACTTGGTAAGTATCTTTACGATCACGGTAAAAGTATTGCAGCAAATGCTCAAGATATTTCTGACTTAAAAGTAAGCGTTGACGTTACTAAAGTAAGCACAGCAATTTCTGACGCAATTTCTGCTGCTGTTAATGCTCTTGATCATACTGGTAATCCTACCGCAGATAAGCATGAGATCGTAAAAGCAGTTACTCAGACAGACGGTAAAGTAACGGTTACTTATGGTGAAATTACTAAAGAAGAGCTTCCTAAGCTATATGCTTCTGATATAATTGTGTCCGACGCTGTTGGTACTCCAGAGACTGAAGGCTACCAGCCTGCGGTAACAGTAGCCGATAAGTTTGGTCTTGTTGATCAGGAAATTGACTCTTTAAAGAGCTCTGTTTCTGGTGGCGTACACTTTATTGGTGTAACAACTTCAGAGATCTCTGATGATGCTACTGTTAATCCTGTGATTGTTGATGGTAAGGGTCATAACGCCTCTGCTGGTGATGTTGTTCTTAAGGACGAGAAAGAATATATTTGGGATGGTTCTAAGTGGAACGAGCTAGGCGATCTTACTCGTGTAGGTACACTTGAATCTTGGCGTGATGGACTTGACGCTGAATTTACTAAAGTAGATCATCAATTCGCAGTAGGAATTAAGCAGGTTGATGGCATAATTACTGAATTCGTTACTGCGAGACCTACTGCTGTAGATGTTCAACGCGGAACAAGCAATGTTGATACTGACCTCGGCGCTGCCGAACAGGCAATTAGCAATATTGAAGCTGACTATATGAGAATTGGTACTGATAATAAAATGTACGCAGGTAAGTCCGGCGCTGATATGATTATCTTTGATTGCGGCGGTGCAGAAATTTAAGCTAATAAAATTTGATATAAAGGGTGACCTATAATGGTTACCCTTTTTATTTTATTAAATCTATTTGCTAAATTATATGATTATAAAAACTGTAGATTGGAGATAACCTATGGCATACAAAATCACACAACACCGTAGAGGTACAACTCAAGAGTGGCTTGAGCTTGACTTAGTGCCTTATGAAGGTGAGCTTGTTATAGAAGAATGCGAAGGTAATGTTCGTAAATGTAAGATTGGCGATGGCAAAAATCCTTTCTCTAAGCTTCCTTATATTACAGACGCGTTAGCAGAAGAGCTTGAATCCGAAATAGGCAATTTACGAGAGCAGACTAACAGTACCTTAAATACTGCTGTTGATATGCTTGAACAAAAAATAGCTAATTCTAGTACAGCTTTGTCTAATACTATTACAACCTTAGATTCAGATATTAATAAGAAAGTACAAGTATTAAGTTCTGATATTGAAGAACTTTCTGACAAACTTACTGATATTGACTCAATTGTCCATGACGGCATTAAATCAGATGTAGAAAGCTTAGATGCGAGATATAGCCAGACATTAACAGAAATAACTGAACAGCATGCAGCTGATGTTGCGACTTTAAGTGCTGACATCGAAACCAGAGCTAATGAATTAACAGAAGCTTTTGAAACGTCACTTGAGCAGACTGAGGCAAAGATCGAGGCTAATATCGCAGCAACCAAGACGAGCTTAGCAGAAGACTATGCTACCAAAATAGAGGTAGCTGAGGAGCGTTTACAGGATGCTATTAATTCTTCTGAGCAGACGGTGCAACAGCATACAAAAGACCTGGGCGATATTCAAGAGTCTATTGTTGAGCTACAAACTGCTGTGGATAGTAAAAGCACTGAGATAGATGAGAAGGTATCTGCTAGTGAAGAACGTGTTACTATAAGCATTGAAGAAGTACAGGAAGCTATTAATAAAATTAATTTCACCCTAGAACAGATGCAGGCGAGCAAAGAAGAGATTCTTCCTGATTTTAATATTAATAGTCCAAGTGCCGAAGAAATACTTCCTGTTGTAGTAGAGCAGCTCGAGAACCTACATTATAAAGTAAATATGCTGGAGCGTGGGGTATCTACTTCTACCACTGATATTCAAAATATTAATATTGAATTAGGACGCTTGGCTACCTCTTTATCGAACGTGCTTGAACAGCACAAAACCAGCTCCGATAGTTTTTCAAAAGCTTTAAGCTCTTTAGACTCAAAATTAAGTAAAGCAGACTCTGATATAACGGCGGCAATTGCAGCAAATAAGAAAGAGATACATGAAAACCTAGAAGCTTTAACTGCCAGTGATACTCTTTTATATCAAGTTATTTACAAAATCAGAGATGATTTACTTAAGAAGATTGATGCGACGGATTCTTATTTACAAGCAGAGCTCAAGGAAGATATTGCTTTAATTACTGAAAGCGTTAATGATTCTAAGCTTAAGCTTGACTCTAAACTGACAGCTGTTCAGTCTGGCTTAGCTGACGGTGTAAATGCTGTAAAAGTAGAGCTAATTAAGAAACTTGATAATTTAGAAAAGCTTCACGATACTAGACTCAGCACTAATGAGACATCAATAAATGCCTTAAGTACTATTGTTACATCTAACCAGGCAGCGTTGTCTAGCGCTATTGAAACTGTCGCAGCTGACGTTGCAAATAATAAAGTTAATATAACAAATAATAGTGCAGAAATTGATCGAGTATATTCTGTGCTTGATGATAAAATTAATCTGGCTAATTCCAATGTAGATGCTTTAAACACAAAGGTTAACACACAAATTTCCGGTGTTGAAAGTCGTATGCAGACTTTACTTGCTGCAACAGACCAAATTGTACAGCAGCAGGCAGAGGCTATACATAATATTCAAGACAACATTACTGATCTAGACCAAGAAATAGATGATAGGATAGTTAATAAAATTTCGGATAGTGTAGCTGAAACTAATACAAACATCTTAGAAATAAGAGCTGCAATTAGTCAGATCAATCTTACACTAGAACTCTTAAAGAATGAAGTCAATAATAATTCTGGTGGGAATAATAACAACAGCTTATTGCTTCTTGCTGAACAACTTTCAGAATTACAGCATAAAATAACTTTGGTAGAAAGCGATGCCTTGGCTACAAATGCCGAAATTCAATTGGTTAAGAATGAGCTTTCTCACCTAATCACTACTTTGACCAGTGACCTGGATGACCTTACTAAGACGACAGCTATTACAATTAGTTCATTAGATACAAAGCTTAGTAAAGCTGATGCTGATATTCTAGCTGCTTTGGCTACCCACACTGCTAACATAGCAGATGATTTAGCCGATCTGGCTGCCGACGATACACTTCTCTATCAAATTATCTATAGAATACGCGATGAGTTACTAAGTAAAGTAAGTGCTACTCAAGCTGTTCTACAGACTAATATAGACGCCAGTGTAAATAATCTTAACCAAAACATTGTTGATACTAAAGCTGCTTTAGAAGAACAGCTTAGTCAAGCACAAGAAGACTTGACAGGGGTCCTTACGACGACTGAAAGCAGGCTGGACACAGAGCTTAGTCGAATTAACACTCTTTATAATGCAAAAACTTCCGCAAATAAAAAAGAGATAGATGATTTACATACCACAGTTGAGACTAACCAGGCAGAACTTTTAGCTGGCTTAGAGACTGTTACTTCCTATATTGCTGATAACAAAACCAGTATAGCTAATAGCATGGCCGCGATCAACCAAGTAAATTCAACTCTCGAAGGCAAAGTTGCTCTTATAAATTCAAATATAGATATACTTGATTCTCAGCTTGAGGCACAAGCAAACCGCATTGATAGTCTAATTGCTTTTGACTTAAATGATTTTACACTCAAAGAGGGTGAAATAACTAAAGAAGATTTCACAAGGCTGGCTCAAGAAGTTTCAGATATTCGTAATGGCTATGACGGTACTACACATGAAAGTGCTCAAGCTGCAGTAAGAGCTATTGGTGATAATTTAGCAGAGCTAGAAAGCAAACTATCACAATATGTTGAAACTCAAGCAGTTGGTGGCTTACGTTATGATGTTGCCGGTGAATACGGCTTAATGCAGCCTTATATGCTCTATTTAGAAACACCTGACGGAGAAGTTATTCAGGATTCTGGTGTACAGATAATTGGGGGAGCTGGCGGAGGACCCGGTGGTGGCGGAGCAAGTACGCTTAAAATTAACTATGATGAAAGATCACCCCAGGAAATTAAAGTTACTCCTTCTAATGAAGTTAAAATATACTTTACGTTTTCTGGTACAGATGCCTCCGGCGACATGATTCGTACAGCTTCAGCAACTTGGAGAATTGATGGTGTTGTTGTAGAGCGTGGAACAATAAAAAGCGGTGAAAACTACTTTGATGCAACAAAGTATGTTAAAGATGGCACTATAAAGGTACATTTAACAGTTAATGATGATAACGGTAGCACTGCTACAAAATCTTGGGAAATACAACAGATTAACCTTAAAATAGAGTCAGAGTTTTCTGATAAGAAGACGTATCCTGTCGGCGAAAGCTTTACTTTCTACTTTAAACCAACTGGAGCTATTAATAAAGTAGCTAGATTTATCTTAGACGGTGACGAACTAGGTGTAGATATTTCTGTTCCAGATTTTCCAATAGTATTAGATGCGACTAAGTCTGGTGATATTGTATATTGCGATTTGCCCGCAATGAGCCACGGCTCACACCTACTTGAAGTTTATTTAGAGGCTGATATTAACGGTACTACTGTTGAGTCTGACCACCTACTTAAAGATATAATCTGCTTTGATACTTCTGATAAAACAAAACCGCCGGTAATAGGCACAGTTACTCAGAGCATCATGGGAGCAAAACAGTATTCTACAACTAATATTATCTATACTGTTTATAGTAACGCTACAGATACTCCTATGGTTGATATTATGGTTGACGGTAGTATTGTTTCTAACGATTATACTGTTATGCCTAATAAAGATTATGGTAATACTCCTACTGCGATATACCCGTATGTTGCAACTGACCCAGGTCTGCATGAAGTTAAAATAGTTTGCGAAGGTATTGAGAAAGTAATTGATATCTTTGTTGAAGACCTTGGGCTTAACATTGTTCCTGTAAAGACTGGCCTGGCTTTTGACTTTAACCCTGCTGGTAAAAATAACGGTGATATATGGAGTGATAAGGGTGTTAGTCTGTCTGTTTCTGATAACTTTGACTGGACAAATGGCGGTTACTTACCAAATGATCCTAATGGACCTTGCTTCTGTGTTAAAGCCGGTTCAACTGCTACAATTAGCCATAAATTATTTGAAAAAGAAGCGAAAGAAACTGGAAAAGAATTTAAGCTGGTATTCAAAACTAAAAACGTAGCAAATCCCGATGCAGTATTTTTATCTTGCGTAGATAGTGAGACCAGCTCGTCTCGTGTTGGCTTACAAATGGGAGTACATAATGCTACTATTTATGGTAAGAGCGGCAATCTTGAGTTAGCATACTCAGAAGAAGACGTTATTGAATTTGAGTTTAATATTTCACAGTATAGTACCGCAGCAGATGCTCTTAACATGGTTATGGGTTATGAAGATGGCGTACCTAGCCGTCCCATGGTATATGATGATTCTTATAGCTTTAAACAGGATTCCGCAAACGTTAAACCGATAACTATAGGTTCTCCAGACTGTGATGTATATATTTATAGACTTAAAGTTATAACATTTCACTGTCTACCGCTGATATTTTAAATAACTTTATTGCCGATGCAAGAACCGCTGAGGAAATGGTTGATAGATACACTAGAAACCAGATATATGACGAAAATAGAAAGCTAACCCCAGAAGCTCTTGCTGCAAAGTGTCCTTGGCTGCGAGTTATTAAGGTATCTGCACCTAAGTTTACTTCTAGTAAAAAAGATGATATTGCTAAAACAACTATTCAGCAGATTTATGGTCAGGGTAGACCTTCTGATAACTGGGTGGCTTACGATGCAGTTCATAGCGGTCAAGGAACAAGCTCAGATAACTACGGTGCCGCTGGAAGAAACTTAGATTTAAAGGTGCGTATAGTTAAGGACAAAAATGGAAATCCAATAAATACTAATCCCTATTTCCTATACACAGATGAACAGGGTGAAGATAAAATTGTTCAAAAAGTTTCTTTAACAGACACATCGATCCCAGTAGATTACTTTAACATAAAAGTTAATATTGCATCTTCTAATAACTTAACCAATGCTATTATTGCTAAACGTTATAACGAATTTAACCCTTATAAGAGGCCATATGTTCGTGACGATGAATCTATAATTCCTTATTTAAAGGATACAATGGAATTCTATAACTGTGTGGTATTTATTCAAGAGACTGACCCTGATGTTACTACCCATAGAGAGTTTGCTGATAATGACTGGCACTTCTATGCAATAGGTAACATCGGTGACTCCAAGAAGACGGATAAAACCAGATTAACTGACCCCAGCGATAAGTACGAATGTTGTGTTGAAATTATGGACGTAGGGTTACCCCTATCTGGTTTCCCATGTGATACTATGATAGATGCCATGGGCTATACTATAGATGAAGAGACTAATGAACAAATTTATACTTGGGCGAAAGATGAGCATTTAGGTATCTTATTTGAGCGAGAGTATTCATTAACAGCTGACCCAGAAGTTAACTTAAATAAGACATACTACATAGAAGTTGACGGTAAAATGGTTAATGCGATGGAGTATGTTATTACGGAAGTAAGGGATTACATTTGGGCTAAAAATGAAAATCTTGCTTTATTATATGAGCTTATCGATGGTGAATATATAAAAACTGAAGACACCGAAGTTGATTTAGAAAAAGTTTACTATATAGAGGTCGAGGAAAAAGATGCTGACGGTAATGTAACTGGTACGGTATTTTCTGATGCTATGGGTTATACTACTAAAGAAGTAAAAACCTATACATATGCGAAGAATGAAAATCTTGACCGACTCTATGAAGTAACTTACTTTAAAACTAATGATACTGAAGTAAATTACCAGAAAACTTACTATGTAGATATTTTAGAGCATGATGACTTTAGTGAAGACTACACTTATGGCTGGCGTTATATCTCTGATGATGAGGACTCTGAGGTAGTAAACACTTGTAAACAGGCTTGGATCGATTTTTATCGATTTGTAACCACTTCAACAGACGAAGAGTTTAAAGCACACTTTGGTGATTACTTTGTAAAAGACTCCGCGTTATACTACTATTTATTCACGACTAGATATTGTATGGTAGATAACCGTGCAAAGAATACTTTCTGGCACTATGGTAAAACTGCAGACGGTACTCGTAAGTGGGACCTTTGCTGGGACTATGATAACGATACATCGCTTGGTTTAAATAACTACGGTAAACAGGTATATCGTTATGGTCTCGAAGACATTGACCATGATGCTACTGGAGAAGAAGTATTTAGACAGAGCGATAGTACATTCTTCTGTAGAGTAAGAGACATGTTCGGCCCCGAGCTAAGAAATATGTACCAGAGCTTAGAGTCCAGTAATGCTTGGAATGCTAATGCTTTTATAAATGAAAGCGACGCATGGCAAGAGCAGTTCCCAGAGGAATTATGGCGAATAGATATTGAGCGTAAATATATTAGAACTTATACAAGTTCTTTCGTTAACGGAGGATCCTGGAAACAAGGCTTGACAACTATGGCTAACGGTAGAATGAAATACCATAGAAGACAGTGGGAACGAAATCAAGAGCAGTATATGGCTTCCAAATATCAAACAACTACTGCTTTGGGCGATGCGGCTCATGCTAACTTCCGAGTTGGCAGACCTTCTGTTGAAAATCTTGCTATCGCACCTAATTATCAGTTCACATTAACACCATATTCTCATATTTATTTAAATGTCCAGTATGGTGGAACCTCTCCGATTTCGGTTAGGGCTGTGCCTAATGTTCCAACAGTTGTTCCATATGCCGGCGCTTCTGCCGATATTATTAATGTAGGTAGCGCTGCAGCAATTAGTAACTTTGGTGATTTATCTGCATTTTATCCAAAAACTGCTAGTGTTCAAAATGCAACAAGAATTAAGAAATTAAAACTTGGAAATAACACCTCTGGTTACTCAAACACCTTATTCCAGAGCCTTGACACTGGAAATAATAACTTACTGGAAGAACTTGACTTAACAAATATAACAAGTTACGCAGGCTCGTTAGACCTTAAACAGCTAATAAACCTTAAAAAACTATACGCCTTTGGAACTGGTTTAACTAGTGTAAGTTTTGCTGATGGTGGTAAATTAAGTTACGTAGAGCTTCCTGCGGTAAACAACATAACACTTAAAAACTTAGCTTATTTAGAATACAGTAGCCTTAAATTAGCAAGCTATAGTAATGTTGAGGATCTTGTTGTTGACGGTTGTTCTAAGATTAATAAAGTTGATTTGTTCAATAAATGCCCTAATCTTAAGAGAGTACGCTTAATTGATATTGACTTTGGTGAAATCTCTTATGAAGAGTTTACTACTAAGGTATTTAATCTCAGAGGAATATCTCCTACCGGAAGTGAACTGGTTAATGCAGTACTTACTGGCAAAGTACGTTTCAATGACCCTAAAATAACTGGTGAACAATATAACCAGATTAAGGAACGCTATCCCGATTTAGAAGTTTCTTATAATGAGCTTGAATCTACTCTAAAATTCATGGGAGTAGATAATGAAACTGAGCTATGTCACCAGATAATTATAAATGGCCAAGATGGTGAGGCGCCAGCTAAAGAGCTTACAGATACCTTAATAAAAGCTCCTTCTGAAAACGGTGAATTTACTTATAGCTGGATTGGTTGGTCAACTGAGCCTAATAGCACTAAAGTTGATACAGATGCTCTTAAGAATATAGAAGGTGATCGCGTGCTCTATCCTGTGTTTAAAGCTATTACTAGAGCCTATACAGTTACCTTTATTAACCTGACTGAGCCAGAGGACAGCGAGCATTACTCTTGTGTAGTTAATAATGTGCTTTACGGTACGACTGCAATATGTCCTTGGAGTAATGATGAGATTCGTAAACAGGACGCTGTTGACCCAACTGCTTATGTGTTTAACGGCTGGCGAAATGACAATAAGCCTATAGACGCAAACGTATTTATTACGGGTAACACTGAGTGCTATGCGGTGTTTGCATATGCTAGTGAGGCAGTGCTTTCGCTCGCCGATATTACCGGTGAAGGCCTTCTTAATAGATTCGGTAATCCTTTAAGTACAGGAGATAAAGGCTATACTACAAATGAAGCAGCTAACACTATGGAAATTATTGCGTGTAAGCCATGTCTAAACGCATCAATAATTGTGCCTGATAAGCTGGAGGGTATACCGTACAAGGTAGTAGCGCTAGGAGGCTTTTATGCCGTTTCAAATCCAGCTACGTATAATCACAAAAAGTTAGCGCACATAAAAATAGCAGATACGATAACATCTCTATTAGATTATGCGTTTATGGGCTGTACTAACCTTAGCGATGTAGAGCTGTCTAACTCATTGAGAACTATCGGTACTCATTGTTTTGAAAATTGCTCTTCATTAATCGAATTAAGTCTACCTGATACTCTTATAAACATAGCCAACGGCGCTTTTATTGGCTGTACCAAATTAACTGACATAAATACAAATGATAATGACTACGTTAAGATTATTGATAACTGCTTAGTAAATAACGGAACTATTGTCTTTGGAAAATTTGTACCAGATGTTTGTATACCAGACGATAGCACAGTAACTAAAATTGCTGAAGAAAGCTTTGTTTCGAATAATTACCTTAGCCCAGAATTGATTATTCCTGAAAATATTGTTGATGTAGGTAAAAATGCTTTTAAGTACTGTTCTAGTGTTACAAGTGTAGAAATTAAAAACAAAAACGCTACACTTAATGGTATGTGCTTTGATCAGTGCTGTAATTTAAAGTCAGTCATACTACCCGAAGAATTATTAAAGATTCCAGTATATGCCTTTAGTAAAACAGCACTACAAAAAATAGACCTACCTAGTACTATTAATGATATAGGTGATAGTGCTTTTAGTGACATACATGGAACGATAGCTAATCCCTTTATAGTTACTTTTGCGGGAGGCACAAATATTGATAATCTTACTATTCATGCTAAGGCTTTTAATAACTGTACAAACATCCAATTTAAGTTGCCTTGGACAGAAAAAGAATATAATGAGTCTAAATTTAATGGTAGTGATTGGGGTGCCGTCAATCCTACATTTATATTTAACGGAGGTAATAATTAATGTATAAAATTATAAAAGAAGACAAAGTAATTGATGTAGTTCAATATGCTGATTTTATACGCTTTTTACCTGCGGGACAGGTGATTCGTACAAATGAGGAACTTGCAGAAGGTCTTATTGGTTCAGACTACCAGACTTTATATAGCTTCAAACCAGTTAAAAATCCCGAGGCAATTATTGTAACAATAGAAGAAATTTCTGCAAAGGAATTCAATAGGCTTCAAAACCTATTGAATTCCGCTAAGAGCATTAGTGCTAATGAAAAAGCTTTAGCGCAAGCAAAAGAAGCTAAAATTGAAAGTCTATCTACTATTTGTAAAAATATGATTACAGAGGGCTTTTCAATAACATTGGCCGATGGTAAGGATTATAATTTTAGGCTAACTACTGAAGATCAGCTTAATTTATTAAACTTTGAAAATCAGCTAAATTCAGGTGCTAAGCAGTTTATTTATCACGCCACAGCACTGCCTTGTAGAGTCTTTAAACGAGATGACATGGCAAAGATTATAAAAGCCTATAGACAGTGTTTGTTATATCACACTACTTATTTTAATGTTGCTAAACAGTACATAGCTTCACTTACTGACTTAGATTTAGTTAACTCATTTTCTTATGGCGCTGATATAACTAGCACGGCGACAGACCCTATTTTACGTCAGATACTGGTAGAGGGGGGGCAAAAATAGATGAAAGCACGAATAAGCCAATTGCATAAAACAGAAGTTGAATGGCAAAAATTTTCTAGTTGGATTCCAGAACCTGGAGAGCTCGTTGTGTATGACCCGGACGGAAATTACGCACATGCTCGTGTAAAAGTTGGTGACGGCAAACGTACGCTCAGCGAGTTAGACTTCTTTATTACTTCTGCAATCGAAGACGTATTAAAACAAATCCGCTTTGAAGAATCTGTCGACGGTGGACGTATTACAGAATATTCTAAAAAGTAAATAAAAAATAAACCCAAAATAGATTTATTAAAACTATCGCTATTCTGGGTTTATTTTTTGCTAAATTATATAGAAAATGTTAAAATGAAAGGTGAGTTTGTAGCTAATGATCCAATTTAGACGCGGAACAACTAAAAACTGGCGAAATACAAAAACAAAACTGGCTTCTGGTCAGCCTGGCTATGATAAAGATAAACATAAGATTAAAGTAGGCGATGGTGAAAAAATTTGGTCTGACCTGCCCTATGTCGGTGGCCTATCTGCAGAAGAAATTTTAAACTCTGAAAAAGCTGCAAAGAGTAGATATAATAAAGATAAAGAGGATATAACTCTTATTACCTACGGTACAGAAGCACCTGATAAAAATACTGTTGGACAGGTCTATCTACAACAATATGAAGCTGAACCAGAGACAGACTATATAGTAAGTTCTGGTATTAGCGATATTTGGACATATCAAAAGTGGAAATCCGGTGTAGCAAAATGCTGGGGCACCTTGTCTCTAACTACTAATATTCAAAATGCTTTTGAGGGTATGGAGCTTTTTCATGATAGTAAAATGAAGAGTGTGAAATACCCTTTTACTTTTAAAGATATACCTAGTGAGACGGCTACTCTACAAAGTCCTGGTGCTATTGCTTGGTTGGCAAATAAATCTAAAAATACCAATAGCACTTCAGGAGTATATACTATTATTAGTCCGGATAAGCAATCAACAAACGCTGTCTACAATATTTCTTTGCAGGTCGAAGGCTCCTGGAGATAATCGGAGGTCTTTGATATGGCAACAAAAATAAAAATAGGCCACGCGTCAATTAGTGAAAATAATTCTATTAATGGTGTAGCCGGCGACTCTACTGGTCAAGAGGTTTATATAAATAATGAGTTTGATATAGCTAGTTTAAAACCTAATGTGCTTTTACGCCCCAATACTGCCACTCTTGCGAATGCTTCTGCAAAAGCATGTGAGGTAGGCTGTGAGAATAATAATATAGGTTATTCACAGAGTGGGAGAAATACTCTTTATAACCTTGCTAGCGCCAATGGATATGATTTGTCGAAAGTTGGATTATGTAATACAGACTGCTCTGCTTTTCTAACTGTTTGCGCTATAGCTGGAGGTGCAAAAATCACTTATGGTAGCAATGCACCTACGACTACTAATATGCGTACTAGGTTCAAACAATCTGGCGATTACTTAGTTTTAACGGACTCTAAACATCTTACAAATACTGACTACCTTAAGCGTGGCGATATTCTCGTTTGTGAAGGTAGCCATACTGTTATGGTGCTTGAAAATGGTAGTAATGTAATTGATGATATTGAAGATAGTGGAGCTACCGGAGTTACTCCTATAACCATTATAAAAGTACATGTTATAGAAGTAGCTATGAGTAAAATTAATAAAAATTCGGCCGTGGCTTCTGTTAAAATACTGGAACAAAAAACTGGGGCAGCTACCAAACTGTTAAGTACGAAGGCTGTAAGAAACTATACCCTATCTTATACCTTAGAGCATCTGGGTGGCAATACTACTACAAAACAAATTAAGGTTGTTTCAAACCGGCTAAGTTTAACACTGAATAACCTACAACCAGATGCTTCTTATATGTTGAATGTTATTGCTAAAAAAGACGGTGAAGTAGCATTTTGCTCACAAAAAGTGTTATTTACAACACTACCAGAAAAAGAGACTATTAATAACACAAAGAGAGAATTTGCTGCAAAAACTTTGAATGTGGTTGATCATTTTTATATAAAAACAGGCGATAAATTTAGCCCTGTAATAATTTATAAAGAGGTATAATAATGGTTACTCTGTGGATAGGAGATTTTAGAACAAAACAACTTCAAAAAGCATATAAAGCCGCAGAGCAGACAGCAGAATATCATTATATTGTTGACGACCTCGCGGAGTATTCTTGGTTTAAAGATAATGCTGCCGCGCAGCTTCCTTTGCTGTCTTTAGAAAATGCTAACGTGGTTATTATGCTCGGCTTTAATGATTGCGTATATAGCTGTGTGTGGGATTCTTTTAAGGTGGATAAACTCGCAGAGCAATATGCAAGTACTATAAATGAACTTGTAGAAGATTTTGCTAATTTTAATTTTTATGTTTGTTCAGTAAATCCTATTAATGCTGACTATCCATTTGCAGAAAGTAAAAATGATGTGATTACAAAAAGTCAACTTAGTGACAAAATAGCAATATTTAACAACACACTTAAAGACAAATGTAAGGCAGAGTACATAGATAGCTATGACTACATAGTAAACACAAGTTTTGAAACACGCGATGGCGTACGTTATACATATGATACCTGTATTACTTTACATAATTATATTAGTGCTCACTTTAAAAGTAGTATATCTGCAGTTTTCTTACCTAGACTGACTGCACCAAATCCTAATGTAGATACTTATTTGTACTGGACGCCTACTACTGCCGATGGCGCTAACAAGTTTCCTGAGACTACTGCTGGGTTTGCCTTACCAAGCTGTGAGGCTTATGCTTGGGGCAGATTTTATGAAATTTTAGGTGAAGAGCCTAAGTTAAGTACAGATAATGCTAAAACTTGGTATTCTTTTGATGATGAATATAATCGTGGTGAAGAGCCTCGCATCGGAGCTGTTGCTTGCTGGACAGGCGCTACTTCAGGTTTTGTAGCCGTAGTTGAGCAGGTAAAAGAGGACGGAACTATAATAACTTCTGAAAGCGATATTACTGCTAATGAAGTATGGCGACTTACGGAGCGAACAAAAGGTACTGGAAATTGGGGAATGCCTTCCTCATACGCCTTCCAAGGATTTATTTATTGTCCAATTATTACACCTACGGCTTCTGTCGGCAGCTTAGATAAATCTACTGTTGTCTCTAAAGCGGAGGCGTTGACCAGAACTGAAATGGAAGCCAATGCAAAATATATTTGGAATTACTTAGGTAGTAAGGGCTGGACACTTAATGCTGTTGCTGGTATGCTAGGTAATATGCAATATGAGTCCACCATAAACCCTGGACGACATCAAGTAGGTAGCGGTGAAGATGGTGGCTATGGTCTAGTACAGTGGACGCCAAAAATAAAGTTAACTGAATGGTTAAGTAATAAAGGGTATGCTGAAGACGACATGGACGGACAGCTCGAGCGTATTCTCTGGGAAAAAGAGAATAATGAGCAGTATGCAAAAAATAAGTATAAATATACTTTTGAAACATTTACAACTAGCTTAGATAACCCTTATACATTAGCCTGCGCTTTTGCTTTTGACTATGAGCGCTCTTGGGTAACTCTGTACGGCACCGAAGCAGCTAAAGAAACTCTACGTAAAGAGCGTGGAGGAGCAGCAGAAGATTGGTATAGCTTTTTATCGCCCTTTTCACCCAGCGCTGCAGTTGTAGAAGAAAAGTTTACTTTAGAGAACTTTAAATTAGATAGCATTACACCTACTGAGGTAGAGGCCTCATTTATAGTTAGAAATGGTATTGATGGCATGTACGTGCTTTATGTTTATGATAAGTCTAATACCGAACTTCTGGAAGTACCTTTACAAATAAACTCAGATACTAGTAGGCTGCAGGTTATTTCTTTTAAATGTAATAAAAAAATAATGCCAAATGCAGAGTATACCCTAAGAATACAAGCAGTGGGCAAAGTCGGTGAGAATATTTTAACTCGAAGTATTACTTTTATAACACCACAAAGTCTACCAGGCTCAGCCAAAGCTGTTAAGCTATCATGTGAAGATGAAGTAAAATCAATAAACAGTACTTTTGAATTAAGCGTAGAAATGCCTACAGACTTAGGTTATTGGAGCAATAATAGCTGTGGTTATGAAAAGCTGTTAATTGTTAATAATGATATTGTAAAAACTAACACTTCTAAAAATATAAAAAACATAGTAGCAGACGAATTTGTTATAAAAGAAGAGTTTGGCTATGACTGCCAAATGGGTGATACTGTACAAATCGGTATTCGTATTTGGACAACAGATAATAATGGTAAAAAGATTTATGATGCTTCGACAGCAAAAACTTCTGAAGTTATTTGTTTGCTAAATAATCCAATACAGGTTTATTTAAATAAATAGATTTGCTAAATTATATAGTATAAAAATAAAATTTCTTTGAAAGGATTTTATTATGGCAGAAAATTTACAAAAAACCATAAAAATTGATGGTGAAGAATTTAACATAAATGCTGTATACAGTGACACCGCTGCAAAAGTTCAACATAATTTGGTAATAAAAGAGTCTTTATCTAACAGAACTACAGAGAGTTCTTTTAATGGCAATGAAGATAAAACAATAAATTATGTACCAGCAGATAAAGGTGGAATGTTTAAGAAGCCAATTTATCTTTCAGAGCCATCAAGACAGCCAACAACTAATGAAATAATCACCTCTGGGCAGGTGGACAACCGAGTTTATAACCTAAACGGAACACCTGTATGTACTTGGGATCCTAGTAGTAGCTATAGATTTTACGAAGTCAAAAATTCAGAGGACCAGATTGAGAAGCTAACAACTATTATAGGAACGTTTGAAGACTTCGAGGACCTGAAGTATATTGCTAAACCAGTGAGCGTTGGTTTACAATTTGGTAAAAATAGCTCTGGTGATATACAGCTGGAGGGTATTGGAGAATGTACAGACACAGATATAGTAATTCCTGATTTTGTTGAATTTGGAGGCACTCTTCAGCCGGTTAAGCGCATTATAAGTAATGCCTTTAATCCTGATAATGCTGCAAATACAAGTAAAAAAGATGTAATTAATTCTATAAAAAGTATAGTTATCCCATGTGGTGTTGAAAGCATCAGTGAAAGTGCTTTTAGATACTGTGAAAAATTAACGTACATTATAGTACCTGATAGTGTAAAAACGATAGCCGGTTATGCGTTTGCAGAGTGCCCAGCACTTAAGACTGTGAGGCTCTGCTATGGCCTAGAGTCTATAGGAGAAAATGCTTTTTATAAGTGTCTGAGTCTAGAAAACATTAGTATTCCAAGTAGCGTAAAATCTATTGGACGCCAAGCTTTTTGGCAGTGCGAGAAGCTTAAAGTTATAGCACTTCCTGAAGGTATGACAACGCCAGACCCTGCAGCAGCTAATGTTGCTTTGCAAGCAATTGGCACTGCTACTTTCGCTGAGTGCTTGGAGTTGCAGGCTGTATATATTCCAGCAAATATTACTGCCATTGGATATAACACTTTTAATATTTGCTCTAAGTTGAAATCTATTATTTTTGGTGGCACAGCTGACCAATGGCGAGCTATCACTAAGGACAGTAACTGGATTACAAATGATAATAATAAGTATTGTGTTTATTGTTCAGATTTTTACCTAACTGAAGCTGATAATAAATATTCATATACTCAGCCTAATAGTGTGATAACACACTATGTTGTGCCGCCCACATCTAGCTCACTCAATACCGGTGTACTTAACAGTTATACAAATTTAGTTAGTATTACAATTCCAAGTAGTGTAAAAACTGTTGAACCTAATGTTTTTACTAACATTACAAAGTTAGCTACTGTGTTCTATAAAGGCAGTAGAGCTGACTGGAATAATATTAATATTGCAAGCGGCAACGATTACCTACTAAAAGCAAAGTTAGTAACACTGACAGACTCTAATATAAGAGGAACACTTAATACTACAGACATTGTTAAAGGCCCTTTTATGTATATTTGCAAAGATACTGAGTCAGCAAGCTCGCCCGCATCTAATAAGATGTTTTTAAAGCTACCTGGTTATGATGAGATTATCGAAATTTCTAAAGGAGCTGCTCGTTTAGAAAGCACTGAAAGTGCAGTAGTACAAGGTTATTATACTTATGAGACTTTGGCGGCGATTATAGCCGGTATTAATACGCGATTAGAAGGCTTAGGTGGAGGCATTCTGAAACTTCCAACCACGCTTCCAGCAACAAATTCTGTAATTATACCAGATGGTTTACACGCAACAGTTTTAGATGATACTTTTAAAACAGACGCTATACCTACTATACAGGATCTTAGTGAACTTATTAGTGGCCTTAGAGATGACCTTGAAGATCTAGCTGGCGAAGTTGACTATGAATTAAACGGTGAAGCTATTGCCGCAGGTCTTAATAGCCGACTAGACTATATAGAGCGTGCTTTTAATTACCATGATAATACGATTACTTTAGATGGCGAAACCATGACTGCAAAACAATTTAAAAAACTACTTCATTTTATAGATTCTATAGCGGATGAATACGTTGAAGAATAAGGAAGTGTAATATGTCTAACAGAATAATTAAATTTAACCGAGGTGACTCATACGAGTTTAATATTAGGATTCCTGATAAGTCAGATCGTACTAAAAATTATATCTTACATGAGGATACCGATGTAGTTTATTTTGCAATAATGTTTCCACATCAGTCATTTGAGCATGCTTTTTTAATACAAGGATATACCTTAGAAGACCAAGATCCAGCAACGGGCGAAATTACTATTAAGTTAGTACCAAAAGACACAAGAAGTATTATGCCTGGCGTTTACTATTATACCGTTAAACTACAAATAGGTGGAACACCTGGTATCATTAATGACTTTGACGAGCCGGACGAAGTAAGAACAATAATAGAAAGAACAAAATTTATTATATATGACTAAATTTCAAAAGTTTTTATTGTATATAATAAATATATTTATTAATTAATAAAGTATATTATATATTATTAAATATATTATATATTTATTTAAGGACGTAAGAATTTAACTTGCGTCCTTTTCTTTTTCTTAAAAATGTTTTTGAGATGCTGCCAAAATATTCTAAACGACATTGTATTATATAGTAAGCTGTAAATTACAGACTCAAAAATATTAAATTTTTTAGGAGAAATTATTATGAGAAATTATGAGACAAAGATTTATGACTATGTAGACAAGAAGACTGGTGCTCACATTGTAAAGGCTACTACGATGTACGCCGGTAAGACTGTTAGTGCTTATTCTAAGTGTGATCCGAAGGATAATTTTGATCTTAAGTTTGGTACTGACGTAGCTCTTAAGCGTCTTGACATTAAGATTGCTCAGAAGCGTGCAGCAAGTATGACTACTTATGCAAAGTTTTGTAAAATGAATCTCAAATCTATTGAGCAAGAAAAACGCCGCACAAAGAAAGCTATGGAAAGAGCTGAGATTGCCGCTCTTGACCGTAAGGCGGAAGCAAAGGAACTCGAGGCAGAACTTGCTGAGATGCTTAATAATATTTAAATATGGAAGAAAAGAAGTTTATAGGACGTATTTGCCCAAAATGCGGTGCACTATATACTGAACATCAGATTGCTAAAGCGCATCTTGCCTCCGGAGCACAGGTAAATATGTCTTGTGAAAATGGACACAAGTGGTCTGAATTCTATAATCTTGATTATCAAGGTTATTGGTGGGATGGAAAAATGTACGATTCATATGGAGAGGAAAAGAAAAAGGAGGATTAAGCTATGATTCTTAGAATTACTGTTGGTGACAATGACTTTACGGAAGAGCTGGAGCAGTTTGCAAACGACCCTGATGGCTGTGCTTATTTGTTGAAGGCTTGTGCACCAGATAACATCAGACTTACACAAGACGAAAAGCTTGTTCTTTTTAAAGAGGCTGATCGTTTCAGAGACTTATTTTATAATACGGATAAGTATACTCCCGCTCTTGCTGGTGAGCTTTGTGAGAGAGTAAGAGAAAATTGGGAAAACTTCGTAAACTACGTTATGAAGGACCATGAGTGGTGGACTGACGAAGATAAAATTAGAATTAGAGAGTATCTTATCAGAGATTTTAAGGTAAAATTTCAGAAGAGCCTTACCCCGAAGTGGGAAAATGGAGAAGTAGTTTATATCTGTTGTGGTTATCATAACAAACAGTGGACGTTTTAAGGAGAACCTTATGAGCTGTAGATTTTGTGAGAATAACAGAACAAATCCTGAATGGGAACTCTCTGAAGAGCAATGCTTTTATGCAATGACTATCGGTGATGCTGAAAAGGGTTATCGTATTATGTTTAATAAGGAACCCTACAGACCACTTGAAATTGAATTTGACAAGTGGAATGAGAAGCTTCATCCGCCTATTTGGCAAACTATGGGAGTTTATTATCCAAAGTTTTGCCCTGAGTGTGGACGTAAAATCGATGAATATGATAGGAGTAAATTTGACTGATGAGTATTAACACGGATAGCTTAAGTGCCTTTATTGAGGACCGTCTTTCTTGGGAACTTTCTGCTTTTGATGATATTAATGTAGGAGGCCTTGCAGAAGATATTGCTTATGACCTTAAGAGTCATGGTTATTGTTCTGAGCCTTATTTCGCTTATGAAAAAGCTCTCCAATGTTCTATTAATAAACGAGGCGAAAAGTATTGCAGCTGTACAAGTTGTGAAAGTCATGAATTTTGTATGCTTTTAAGAAAAGAGGGGTATATTCATGGAACGAATTGAAGTGCCTGCAACGATTTATTGGAAGTCTAAGCATGGAAAGAAGTTTACTTCCAAAGAGGATTGTGAAAAGTATGAACGGCTTTTCGATAAGTGGCAGGTTCCTGAGCTTTATCGCGAATTTGAGAATGTAGAAGGTCAGCTTTGTTACGCTTATTGGATTGTGTCGAAAGAAGAGCTTGATGAAGTTATTTGGCTTACGTGGCGGAGACTTGATACTTCCACTTGTAATTATGTTTCTGTAGATAACAGAATATTGGAGCCACAGTGGATTATTGTCTGTCCTGGATACAATGAATACAGTTCTGAGATGGCTATAAGAACTATGAAGGATTTTCGTGAAGAAATTGATGATATAATCAAGGCTGCGATTGAGACAAATGAAGCACTTGCTAAGCTTATTTGGGAGAAAGCTTAATATGGAAGTAAATAATGTACTTATCAAAGCAATTAAAGAAAAACGCTTGGCTGATTTTAAACAGCAGCTTGATGAAATTTATAATTATGTAGCTCGTACTGAGGAAACTGCTGACAAAGCATTAGCAACAGTACGAGATTGGAATAAAGATTCTGAGATTCAGAAATTACAGAAAGAGCTTCGTGAGCTTAGATCTAAGATCTATGATGACTTTACTTTGACCACCGATGAGCATGCTGAAATTATTGATTGGCAAAATAAGCATATGGAAGCTAAACATAAAAACAAACGATATGTTCCTTGGTCTTTTGAGTTTACACCAACAGGACTTGGTCTGGTTGGTTGTTGTAAATGTAATGAGTGCAATGAAGAATTTATGTTTAGGGAGCCTTGATTATGTTTAAACTTGGAGAGATTATTCCTAGTGAAGGTCCTAAGGGTACTGAATATTACATTGTAGTAGAAGATGGACATAGACCTTTGCTCGAGCTACTTGATGATTATATCATGCGCTGTCGTACGGTACCTTATGAAGGTGAGTATTGTACGTTAAGAGAAATTGTAGAGCGCGAAAAACAAAGAATAATTAGTAAAGGATATATAAATGTTTAAAAGTATTAGATTTTGGTTTACTGATAGATCTAAACATAAGCAGTGGAAGCGATATGCGAAGCGGCAGAAGGCATATCGTAGGAAGCTCGTAAAGCAGGCTAAAGAATTTTGTCCTTGGTCAGGCTGGTATATGCATGAGATGATGAAGACTATGCTTGAGTTTTATAATAAAACTTATGAAGCAGGTGATTGTTGTCATAGTACTGAAGAGCGAGTAAAAAAGATTGCTGCTCAAACAAGAAAAGCTTTAGAATACGCTGAAGACCTTGATACTTATGAAGATTTGAGCGAGGAAGAGCTTCTTGCTATGGCTGAGAAGGAATACGGTTTTAGAAAGTACGTAGAAAAATGGGAAAAGAAGACTGGGATCAAGGCTAATCCTAAGCTTATGTATGGAATTGCTTATGATTATTACGAGAAAAAATACACTGAGGCATTGTATAATATTATAGGAAAACATATTTGGGAGTGGTGTGACTAGTGGAATATAACCGTGTATATCCTTTTACTAAAGAAGAGCTTGAAAAACTTGGTGTAAATTTTAAACTCTGGGAATTATGTAAGTATCAGCAGAATATTATCGATAAGTATAAAGAATATATTGAAAAGCAGATTCATCAGAAAATTACCGAGGAAACATTTAAGCAGCCCCGCATAGACTTTAATCAGTATTCTGTTTTTCGACATATTACAATTCCTGAGACTCGTATGGTAGCTTGCTGTGACCCATGGGTACATAAAAATTGGGAGATTCTTCAGGCTGAAAATCCTGTGATTACGCCTGAATATTTCATTAGCCTAGCTTATCGTGAGATGGAGGAAAATAAAAATGCTGATTCCGATTAAAACTTATTATGCCGGCGGAAGTCCTGAAAAGCAGGACCTTATTGATGCAAAACAGATGTGTATTGATGAAAATTGTGTAGTAGAGCTTCGTTGGTACCCTAGCTGCTATGCTGGCTGGTATCATATTTATATTATTAAGGACTCTGATATTGATAAAATGTATGAAGAACAGATTCCTAAGGTTTATGGGTGGTGATTAAATGGCAAAGTTAATTATTTTATGTGGGCTTCCTGGTTCCGGAAAAAGTTATTATGCTGAGCATTTCAAGCTTATAGATGATACTTTTTATGACGGTGCTACAGTTATTCATTCATCTGATAATATCAGAGAGGAGCTTTTTGGTGACGCAGGCTCTCAGGAAGATAATGGTAGAGTATTTGAGCTTATGCGTAAGAGAACTCAAGAAGACCTTAGAGCCGGCAAGACTGTAATTTATGATGCTACTAACGTTACCAGAAAGGCTCGTAAGTCTGCTATTGCTTGTGCTCATCCTACTAATGATACTATAGAGTGTCATGTAGTATGGGCAGATCCTGAGGAGTGTATCCGTCGTGACGGCCTACGAGACCGTAAAGTAGGTCCTGCAGTAATTGATAAGATGCTTCGTCGCTGGCAGAGTCCTTGGCTTGATGAAGGCTTTGATAAAGTTGAAATTCATCTAAATCAGCACGATTTTGACCAGGTTAGATATGTTGCTAGCATGACTTCTGATATGCATATTCCTCATAATAACCCTCATCACAAGCTTGGAGTATGGGAACATTGTATGCAGGCTTATAATAATATTGTAGTAAAGCATAAGGATACTAAGCATATTTTTAATTCATTGGCTGCTGCAGCTTTTTGGCATGATATTGGAAAGCCTTATACTAAGTTTTTCAAGCATGGTGAGGATATTGCTCACTATTATGACCATCACTGCGTTGGAGGCTACCTAGCTTATGGCTTGTTTTTGAATCCTGATCATCACTTACTGCGTGATGTGGAGATGGACAATATTTGCTTTATTAGCTGGATGATAGCTAACCATATGGAACCTTTCTTTGATTCTAATTACTATAGAGACCTTAATCCCAAGTGGAAGTGGTATATCGACGCTATCCACGAGGCAGATCTTGCTGCGCATTAAAAATAATTTAAAAAATAATTAAAAATTAAAATTTTATATCGTATGATATAATGTGAGTGAAAACGCGTATCACTTACTCAGAGCCTATACTTATTTCTCAACATATTCTGGAAAAATATTTTTTGACAGTTAGGCCAAAATAAAGAAACTACTTATTTAAGCGGTGGCTTGTTTTGGTGTATTTATTATCAAAAAGCTATCGCTAATTTTATTTTATCGGAGGTATTTACCATGACTGAACTTCAGAACATTCTTATTGCTCGTCGTATGCTCGTAGCATCTGATTATAAGGATGCTTATAACCCTAATCTCAAGATTGAGAAGGCATATATTAATGCTTTCCTTCTTTCCAACTTCGGTATCGTTGTAGATAAGCCTGAGCTCCTTACTAAGGAGATGGTAAAGGATATCTCCGATATCTATAAGCTTGAGGTTCCTGCTTCTTATTTCAAGAATCCTCAGGACACCCGCTTCTATACTGCTGAGGAGCTTCTCGTTGAGCAGTGCGTATCGTATTTCCTTGCTTACGGTGCCGAGGATTCTCATGTTCATGTATTTGATAAGGAGCTTCCTTCTTATCCTGTAGGTGATGAGATCAAGATCCGTGAGTTCCGTATCCTTAGCTCAGACGAGGCTCTCGCAGAGCTTTTGGCTATCACTAAGGCTTACGCCGCTTATAAGCGTCCTTGGGGCCTGGACGAGATCAATGAGTTCCTTACTCTTTATACTAAGGGCTTCTATCGCTTCACTGAGATGCCTATTCTCTGTGGTGATAATGCTGTAACTATGCTTGATCATAATACTGATTTCGGTCAGTTCTTGTTCAAGAAGGACGTAGTAAAGCTTTCTGTAGCCAAGGCAGGCGAGAAGAAGGAGCTTACTCTTGACCCTGAAACCCGTAGACTTATTAAGGCTATTCTCCCTCTCGTGAAGGATTGTCCTATGTCTAAGAAGCAGGCGAAGTATTTCAATAAGCTCGTCCAGATCACTGGCGTGAACGTAAAGAAGACTTCTAATGCTTGTTCACCTAACAAGCTCGCTCTCGAGGAGCTTAATGCTGGTAATGTTCTTGACGCCGCTGAGATTTTCGCTAAGTCTGGCTCTCTTCTTGAGCGTAACCTCAAGTTCCTTCTCTCCAGAGCTAATCCCGTTGAGGCAGTAAAGATTCTCGATATGCTCTCTGACCAGAACCCCACTGTTCTTTATCAGCTCATGTCTACTATCACTGCAGATACTGAGGATGCTCGTACCTTCTCCTTCTATGCTAAGAACAAGATCAAGACTCACGTTGAGACTGAGTACGAGGCACGCTATAGAAAGTCTCGCCTTAATGACGCAACCAAGAAGCTCGTCCATGACGTATGCTTTAATAAGATTGCAGGTCATTATCAGGCAGCTGAGAAGCTTGGAAAGGTTTACATCGATCCTAAGTTCTATCGTGTTGCAATGCCCGTAAATACCTCTGCTTCTGGTAAGGGTATTGATGTTCCTGCCACTGGTACTCGTCTGCCTATTACCGGTACTAAGATTCGTTCTTTTGTACACTGGGAGAAGGCGTTCGATATTGACTCTTCTATTGTTCTCGAGCATGAGGACGGTAAGCTTAATACCATCAACTTCTGCAGCTACCACGACAGAAACTACAATGGCGCTGCTCGTTTTTCTGGTGATATTACTGGTCCTCAGGGAACTGAGTACTTCGACCTTGATCTTGAGTCTCTCAAGAACCAGGGTGTGAAGAGAGTAGTATTTACCTTCCACGGTTATTGTTCTACTCTTAACTCTGGTGAAATCTACTGTGGCTACCAGAACAAGAAGGACTTCAATACCAAGGCTTGGGATCCTAAGAATATTGAGCTTAAGATCCATGTTAAGGGTGAGAAGCGTGCCTATGTGGCGTTTGCTGTCGACCTCGAGACTATGGAGATTGTAGTACTCAACCTTATGCGTGATGATGACTCTCGAGTTGTTTCTGCTAAGGACTTTGAGTCTATCAAGGCCTTCATGGATCCTGCAAAGCTTGAGCTCAATATGGGTCTCATTGCTGAGTGGCTTGCGACCGAGGTAGTAGAGAATCCTACTGAGGCAGACTATGTGTTTGCAGATGATTATACTACTCCTATTAACCTTCAGGATGAGAACGGCGAGCCTAAGGTTCAGACCGTAATCAGATCCTTCGACGTCGAAAAGCTTAACGAGATTGCAAACGTTTAAAAATATATTGGGCGTTAATATCACAATTAATGCCCAATAAAAATTTATTAATTTAATAAATTATTAGCTAAATTTTATATAATTATGTTGTATAATAAATTATAAGTAAAAATATTACAAAGGTGGTAAGTAAGATGGATAAGTTTGTTGAAGAGATTACTAGAGATTGCTTTCTTGAGGATATTAACCGTAGATATAATAAAGAAACGGTTGATACTATTATTGAGGCAGTAGAGCATCCTGATACCTTACATAAGCTTACTTCTTGGGAGGAGCTTGGGCTGTGAGAGAGATTTTATACACCAGTACTTTTTCTAAAGATTTAAGAAAGGTTAAGAGCTACCCTGCATTTAAAGCAGATAAGCTAAAGTCTTTTGTAAATAAGCTCGCAAATGGCGAGGCTCTTCCTGATTCTGCGAAGAATCATCCTTTGAGCAAAGTAAGCCCTAAGCATTATCGCGGAATGTATGATTTTCATATAGCTCCTGATATTGTAGTAGTCTATAAGATGGATGATACAAGTATTTCTTTGATTAGGATTGGTAAGCATAACAATTTGGGTTTAACAGAAGATATTTAAAAAAATTTCTAAAATAACCAAAATTTAATAAATTTATATTGTATAATATAATACAAGAGCCAATGCTTATTTCTGCTGCATAAGCACCAAACTTTTAATTTGTGATTTAGCTTGGCCATAGTTTAGTTTTATGTTATACTGAGCCAATACTTATTTCTAATGCTGGGAACTGTGTGTCGTAGGTTCAAATCCTACCTTGGCGACCATCGCCAAGTAGCTCAGTGGTAGAGCAATAGTTAATTATAGTTTGGCCTTAATAAAAAATATAAGCTGATTAGCTTAATGGCAAATCCTGGATGGTTTTACACGTCAAATTAAGGGACAGAGCCCCTCCCTTTAAAGGAGGAGATTCCGTGTTCGACTCCGGAGTCAGCTTTATATATGCTCCAGTGGTGGAATTGGCAGACACCCGGGACTTGTTTGAATAGTTTAAAGGTAAAACAGGAAGCCTAGTACTGATGTATTGAACAAAACGAGGAACAGCATCCAGATGTGAGTTCGAGTCTTACTTTAAGCACCAAAAATCCCGTGCCCTTCGGGGCGTACCGGTTCGAGTCCGGTCTGGAGCACCATAGCAGTTTTGTTAAGGTCTGCAGAATTAAAAACTTAAATGACAGTTGGAAAGACAACCGACGGTTCCGGTGCGTAGTGGTTAGAAGCATCGACTTAGATATGGTAGTAAGCTAATACAACAATAACTACCCAATAGCTCATAACGTTAATAACGGTAAGTAGGCTGATAAGCAGAGTGAAACTGCTAAGTGTGTTGTGCATATCCACACTAATTAGTGAGTTGTTGAAAATTTTGAATACTGTAGATGCGAATATAGACGGAGTTAGAGATTATTAAGGCAAATCTTCGTTAGCCGATTGCGCGGGAGCTGCTTCTATGGCCGTAGGCTCCTTACAGTATCCGTATCATATGAAGGGTGATGACCTTGCAAGTGGTGAAATGATATATCTGCTTGACGTGCTGATACGTATCAGACATATGGTCGGCGTTAGCCCACCTCGAGTGCGTTAATCTCGAGTACTTATCGTGAGGGGTATTATTAGATTTCTGTTAGTTACATTTTTACGAATAACCGGTAGTCAAGCAGGACGATAACTACTGCTTTGGGTATAACAGCATTTGTGGCTACTAGTTATCTCGACATTAAGGCTAATAAATTAAATAACACCTTGAGGCGGCGGAAAAGACTTAAGAGACAAAGCGATGCCAAAGGGCTCCGAACGAATAAAAAGAGTTGAAAAAGTTGTAAGGCTGTAAAGAAGCTCGTACTCTTTTTGCTTATGTTGACGCTGAAAAGTATTGCATAAGACTTTGAGTCCAGGATGAGGTGTGGCTACGCAGACCAACTTAAACAATGTGAACACTGGTGCAAATGGATAGCACACTGTCGTTAAACCGGAAGACAGAGATTAAGGTTCGAGTCCTTAGGAACCCATTTTAATATTAGTGTCTAGGCGTAGAGTAGAGGTAAGTTATTTAGTTTATTAGTTAAGATGTTTAAATTTTGTTTTATATCCGTGAGATAGTTTAATTGGCAGAATGCCCGGTCTAACACACTGGGGGAGTACGGTTCGAGTCCGGTATCGCGGTATTACGTAATATAGAAAATTTAAGTAAGGCCATTGGGCGAGGAAGCTTTGTGTGGCTATCGTCGACTGTGAGAAAACTAATCAGTGCCAGGGAGGCTCCGAACCCCTGTATTAATATTGGTAGTGCTTTATTAATAAAAGGCGAAAACTGTCTGACTAACGTCTCACTAACGTACAGAAAGATTGCTACTAGCCTTCGGTGTCCTATAGGGGTTTAGTTCAGTTGGTAGAACATTGGTCTCCAACACCAAGTGTCGGGGGTTCAAGTCCTCCAGCCCCTGCCATTAATATAAGGCTATGGTGTACGGCGCACAGCTCACCGGTCCAAACAAGTAGAAAGATTGGGGTTCAATTCCCTCGTAGCCTTGCCAATAGTATCGACGGAATAAAGACATGGGTTGAAATCCCACAGCGCCGCTATGGCGTGATAGTTTAGGTTGCGAGAACATTATTGAAGATACTTTAATTATGGGTAGTATGGCGGAAAGGTAGACGCGAGGGTCGCTCCCTTGGAGAAATCCGTGTAGGTTCAAATCCTACTGTGCCCACCAAGTCATTTGAAATAATTATTAAAACTCTTATAATTATTAAGACTTATAGAGTTGACATAAGGAGAGACTAATGGCTGTTAGGAATAGACTAACTTTATTTATGGGTATGTAGCATAACGGTAATGCTAAGCTTAAAGTGACGTACGGATGCAGGTTCGAATCCTGTCATATCCACCAACCCGGAGAGAGTGAAATCCACGGTATCTGAAAAGCCTCCCTAAAGGCTTGAAGAGATCAGACAAGTGGTTAGGGACATTTGTCAGATTTATCTAAGTATGGTGTAGTGGGAACATGATTGCCCAGTAGCATTGAGGTTAAGGTGAGATTCCTTAAAAGAGCGAAAAGCATTCGTCGAAGGTTCGAGCCCTTCTATTTAGACTAAGGTCAGCACTTGAGAACAAGAGAGCAGGGGAAGTTAATATCGTAAGATAGTCGTGACTGCTTTTCATGGTGGACCTATTAAAAAATAAAAATAATGTAGATTGGTGCTATTAAGTAATCGTAGGAACAACGATGAAAGATAAGCAATTACCAGAGTAAGGCGGATCTAAGGTAGGAGTGGTGAGCGAGACCCGATGCAGCCGTTCGATTCGGCAAGAAACCTTACAGCGGCATAGAGCCAGCGAAACTATGCATCTACATTTTTATATTGAGGGATCGCCAAGTTGGGAAGGCACTGGGCTTTGACCCCAGCAGCGCGACTTATGTCCGATCGGGAGTTCGAGCCTCCCTCCCTCAGCCAATATTGCCCTCTAGCTTAATGGTAGAGTGTCCGGCTCTGACCCGGAAGGACGAGGTTCGATACCTTGGAGGGCAGCCAGCTCCAGAGTATGACTATCCTTCAACAGAAAACTGAAAGCGTTAAGATTATAGGTACCTATAAGCTACGAGTAAAACAAAGAAGGAATTTTTATATCACGGCATAGTTCATAGTAGAGCACCCAAATCCCAGGGAAGAGAGAAGTGTTGACGTTTCTTGATA